ATGAGAATGGTTCCGTTTTCACGCAAGCAAATGCGTGTGCTTTCTTGGTGGTGCAAAACAAGTAAACAGAAAGATAAGTTGGCTGTCATTTGCGACGGCGCAGTTAGAAGCGGTAAAACGGTTTGCATGGGGATTTCTTTTATGATGTGGGCATTTGCTTCGTTTGATAAAAGGAGCTTTGCCATTTGCGGTAAAACCATTCGTGGTATTCGGCGCAATTTGATTGTAGATTTAATCCCCATTCTAAAAGAAATGGGTTTCACGGTAACCGAGCGTTTAAGCCAAAATATGTTGGAACTATCTATGCACGGCAGAACAAATCGATTCTATTTATTTGGCGGCCGTGATGAAGCTTCAGCTTCGTTGATACAAGGGGTGACACTGGCTGGGTTGCTACTAGACGAAGTGGCACTTATGCCTCGTTCTTTTGTAGAGCAGGCCATTGCAAGATGTTCGATCACCGGTGCAAAACTTTGGTTTAATTGCAACCCAGAGCACCCACAGCACTGGTTTTATCGAGAGTGGGTTTTGAAAGCAGGGGAAAAGAATGCGCTCTATCTGCATTTCACAATGGATGACAATCCTTCGCTTTCAGCAGAAACCAAGGAGCGATATAAGAATCTGTTTTCGGGTACGTTTTATGAGCGTTTTGTGGAAGGAAAATGGGTTGCTGCAGAAGGGTTAATTTATCCGTTCGCCGCAGAGTTGGCCTGTCATGTGCCTGATGTTGCCTTTGCAGAATATGCTGTTTCGTGTGATTACGGCACGATTAATCCGGCTTCTTTTGGACTTTGGGGAAAACATGAGAGCACATGGTACAGAATCGATGAATACTACTATGCCTCACGAGAGACAGGTACACAGCGCACCGATGAAGAACATTATGCGCAATTGGATAAGCTTTGTGAGGGCAGAAAAATCAGCACAGTAACGGTTGACCCAAGTGCAGCTAGCTTTATACAGACGATTCAACGGCATGGGCGGTTTAGGGTGATTCCAGCGAAAAACACGGTGGTAGACGGCATTCGTGAAACGAGCAATGCACTAAAAAGCAGAAAAATCAAAATTTGCCGAAACTGTACGGATACCATACGAGAATTTGGTCTTTATCGCTGGCAAGATGACAGTACCAAGGATATGCCGGTAAAAGAAAACGACCATGCCATGGATGACATTCGTTATTTTGTAAGTACAATTTTGGCTGTAGAACCGCCAACTAACGTTTTTGCATTTGCCGTTACTAGAAGATAAAAGGGGTGAGAAAAATAGGTGTTTTCAAGAAAAAAGACAAATATGCGACCTTAAGCGTACAGACCAGACCCACACAGCATGACGTTTTTTCGATAAAATCGGGAGAGCGTGGCTTGTATCGTGCTTTGCGAGAAAATGTGCCGATTATTGATGCCAGCATTGATAAGCTAAGACGATTAATCGGTGACTTTGTGGTGAACTGCCCGAATCAGAAGGCAGAAAAAGAACTGGCGTACTTCTTAAAAAATGTTAAGGTGAATGCGGTTTCCACGGGCATGGATAGCTTCATCGGTTTATATTTTGAAGAGCTGCTGACATATGGCAATGCAGTGGGAGAAATTGTACTGTCGGGTGACGAAATTTATGCGCTTTATAATGCTCCTCTTTCCGACATTGTTATAGAAGAAGGAGAAAATCTTACACTCCAAATCAGCTGTTTGGAAGAAGGTAAAAAAATTCCATGTCGTTATCCACAATTACTGTTGGCTTCGGCGCTGAATCCACCGGCGGGACAAGTAGAAGGTATTTCTATTTTGCGAGGGCTGCCGTTTGTAAGCGGTATTCTGCTTAAAATCTACAACACAATCGGCACAAATTGGGACAGAGCAGGGAATGTTAGGTTTGCTGTGACCACCTCTGCTGATGCTTCTTCTGGCATTTATGCAAAAGAGCGAGCTGAGCAAATGGCCGAAGAGTGGAAACGTGCTATGAGAAGCCATGAAGTCAGTGATTTTGTGGCGGTAGGCGATGTTTCTATTAAAGCAATTGGAGCAGACAACCAGATTTTAGACAGTGAAATTCCGGTAAGGCAAATGCTTGAGCAAGTTGTTGCCAAGATGGGGGTTCCTCCTTTTTTATTGGGACTTTCTTGGTCATCAACAGAGAGAATGTCTAGCCAGCAGGCGGATATTTTGACCAGTGAGCTAGATTCTTATCGCAGACTGCTGACACCTGTAATTGAAAAAATCTGCCGTACGTGGCTGGTTTTGCAGGGTTATGAAAGTGAATGTGCCGTAGAGTGGAATGAAATTACCATGCAAGACGAGGTTGACCATGCCAATGCACGTTATCTCAATGCCAAAAGTGAGGCGATTGAGCGAGAATGGAAAGGAGAGGAAGAATGAGCGGCTATATTATAGAGAAATCAGGTTTGCAAGAGGGTGATATGGAGCGAATTAATGCCTTCACCAGACGAAAATTTGCCGAATCAGAGGTTTACTCTTTTTCACTGGTGCTTTGTGACAATGAAGTGGACAGAGATTTTGACCGATTTTCATTAGCGGCACTTCAGCAAATGCAAGCTCTATTTGTAGGCAAAACTTGTATTTTTGATCATGAAAGGAAAAGTGCCAATCAAACAGCACGAATCTTTCATACAGAAATACAGACTGAGAGCAGACAGACCGAATGGGGAGAACCTTACACAAAATTGGTGGCAAGAGCATATTTGCCGATTACCGAAAAATCAAAGGACATGGTGACAGCGATTGAAAGCGGCATTTTGAAAGAGGTGAGTGTTAGCTGTGCGGTAAAAAGCAGTCGTTGCAGCGTTTGCGAAAAAAATACTTGCTCTCACCGTAAAGGTGAATCGTATCAAGGCAAGCTATGTCACCAGATTTTTGAAGAAATTACGGATGCGTATGAATGCTCTTTTGTGGCGGTTCCGGCACAACGGGCAGCCGGCGTAACCAAGCAATTTGCCTTTGAGGAGGTGAGAAATATGCAGGAAATTCTAAAGCAAATTCAAACAGGAGAAGCTTTTTTGGCAGAGAAAGAAACTGTGCAAAAGCTAGCTGCTTATGTGAAGGAATTAGAAGAAAAAGCGCAGTGGGGTGAGGAATATAAAGCGGATTTAAGCCGCCAGATCATGAAATACAGCGCACTGGTACAGCCGGAAATGCCCAGAGCCGTGCTTGAAAAAGCAATTGAGCAAATGTCTGTTCAAGACCTAAAAACCATGGCAGCTGCCTATGGCAAAATGGCAGAAAAAATACTGCCCATTCAGCCCCAGCTTTGGCGTGGAGCGAATCAGCCTGAAAAACAGCAGGACAACGAATTTAAAATATAATCATTTTGATAAAGAATAAGGAGATAGAATATGGCACATTTTGAAAATCTTACACTGGAAAAAGCAATGTACGGCGTACCCGGAAAAAGCTTTACCGAAGTATTGGAGGGCTTGGACTCATCTGAAAATTATAGAGGAACACCACTCGAAAGTTTAGATGCCTATCAAAGACAGCTAAAACGTTTTGGTATCAAAGTCAGCGGCAAGAATTCTGACAGACTGGAAAAGTTTTTTGAGAACTCAACCAGTGCGGCACTGTTCCCAGAATACGTCACACGTGCGGTGGGTCAGGGCATTCAGCGTGGGAGCAAGGTTGAGGATTTAGTGGCAACTGTGACCAAGATTGAGGCAAGAGATTATCGCTCAATGACGGCCGAAAGCGTAGATAATACAAAGGGATTGAAAAAAGTTGATGAGGGAGAAGTGATGGCACAGGTCAATATTCGCACATCACCGAACCTTATCAGCTTGAGCAAAAAAGGTCGTTTGATTGTGTCGTCCTATGAAGCACTGCGTTTTCAGAAGCTTGACCTGTTCACCATTATGCTTCGTCAGATTGGCGCTGCTATTGCGGCCTCACAGGTTGAAGAAGCGGTAAAAATCATTGAAAATGGTGATGGTAGTATCGGAGCTATTCAAAGCCGTGCTGCGAAAGACGGTAAACTGAGCTATGACGAATTTGTGCAGCTGTGGGGTGAGCTTTCTCCATTCAACTTAAACACGATTGTGGCGGGTACAGATGCTTTGCAGCAGATTATGCGCATTAATGAATTTAAAGATTCCGCTGCCGGCATGAAATTCCATGGTACAGGCGAGCTTTGCACACCAATGGGCGCAAAAATCATTCATGTGCCAAACATGACAAGCGGTATGATGATTGGTCTTGATAACAGCTGTGCGCTTGAAATGGTACAGGCCGGAGAAATTATGGCAGAAGCAGACAAGCTCATTGACAGACAGCTTGAGCGTGCGGGTATTTCTGTTATTTCAGGTTTTGCCAGAATCTTTGAGAAAGCTGCTAAGGCAGTTACTTTTGAAGCAACCGTGTAAAAGTTGGTTAGGCCAACCAGAAAATAAGAGAATAGAAAAACTCAAATTAAGGTAATTTTATAGAGGATAAGAGAACCTGCTTGCCAAGGGTAGGCAGGTTTCTTTTATAGTAAGGAGAGGTATGAATTACGAGAAAATTAAGGCATGGTTTTTTCTGATTAGCGGCGAAAATCAAGCGGAAATGGATTATTTACGCTTATTGCTGAGTGAGTCATTGTGTCAATCGGCGCAGGAAGAAGTCGAGAAAATGATAAAAGCAGATGTATCGCCGACTATTCTAGCATCTTATCTCACTAAATTGGAAAATTTGGCGGCGACAAAAGCGTTTTGGGATTTTTGCCTTACGGAGGATATATTGGCAGCGACCTCTTTAACGACATCAGAAAGCACAGTGCAGTGGAAAGAAAAAAGTGAGAAAGCGCAGAAGTTTTATGAAGAAAACAAGAAAGCAGTGGCACCGATATTAAAAGACAATCAATTTTATTTTGGAGTGACGACTCATGAAAGATGAAAGTCAAAAGCTTTTTCGCCGACAAGCTATGGTGAAAATTGTGACCCCCACCAATTCTTATAACGATAGGGGATTACTTACTTCTTTAAAAGACAACAGAAGTGATTTGCGAATAAAATTAGCGGAAGAAATCAGAGGCACAGAAGACTTGTTTTATGTATTCTATGGCAGCTGCGAATATCCGTTGCAAGAAGACTGCACATTGCTTTATCAGGGCGTAACCTATCGCAAGCTAACAAGCCAACTAATTTTGGCAGACGGTAAAAAAATGGCGGTCAGAACAGTCTTGGAGAGGTGTTTGGTATGAGATTTTTAACGCTATGCGATGAAATGATTGCTTTGTTTCAAAATAAAATAGAAGAAGTTGCTTTTCATAAAGCGTACGAGTATCAGCTTGAAAATCTATCAGTAAGGCAGATTAATGTGAGTTTGAAGCTACTGAACAATCAGCACCCAAAAGAGCAAAATGAGGTGAACATTGAAAGCAATTTTTTTGTACCACAAGATTTAAAAACAGAGTATGTACAAGATGTCTTTTCTAAAATGTGCAAAGTTTTAGAGGAATATGGATGGTCTATTCTCAAAGTCAGCAAGGGAAAAGTTTTACTGGATGAAGACTTGGGATTGTCTCTGTTTCCGTGTACCATATCGGTTCAGCAGAAGCAAACAGAGGAGAAAAAATCTTATTTTTGGCTTCAGAATATTCGGTGTGAGGCGGACTCCATTCAAATCTCTGCGGTAAGATCTCAAAAAGAATTTACAGCATTTGGGGAAAATATCCCGTTTGGTACGAGTAAAGAAAAGGTTATATACAGTGTGACGTTCAAAGGCTTTGACGGGCTGGCTTTCGAAGAATATAGTGACTTCGTTTTTATTCCGGATGATGAAAGCGGATTTGGTTATTTTGGTTGTTCGTGGAGCAAGTATTCGCTGACAGACCATGAGTTTACGCTAATTTCGGCAGACAGGAGGAAACTGGTATGACAGAAAATGAATTGGAACGCTTATCAGAAGAACTTGAACGGGACAGCCGTCGTTATCCTACGGATTTTGGGAGGACAACATGAGCTTAATGACGATGAAATTTAAAGATTTTGTTTGGCCCAATAACCCCACACGAATAGAAGTAAAAGAAAGCAAAACAATTCAACAAACAGTGATACCTTTTTATGGGGAGCAAACGCAAAATATGGGGTTAATGAATCGTCGGGTAAACGGCAGAGGATATTTTACAGGTGCCGAGAGCGGCAAAACATTTGAAGCGTTACAGGATGTTTTTCGCCAATCTGGAGCAGGCTGTTTGCAGCTGCCGGGTCAACTTCCTTTTCAGGCGCTTATGGAGAGTTTAACTTTTATTGGAGAAGCAGGCGAAAATGTTATAGAATACAGTTTTTCGTTTGTGGAAAAAGAAAATGTAACGAGCGTTAAATCTAGCCAAATAGTTATCAGCAGAGGGGAAGAATCGCTTTGGGACTATGCGTTCCAATTTAGTGTCGATATAGAAGAGTTGATTCGGCTAAACCCTCACATTCGGAATCTTCATTCACTAAATCAAGGAGAAAAGGTGGTAATAGGATGACTTTTTGGGCAGAAATGAAAGATCACTCACGATTTCTTTTAGGCAGAGCCATTAGCACTTATTTCAATCGAGAAGAAGGCGTGCCGGCAGATTCCTTGACTGTAAAGTTCTCAGCAGACAGCGTTTGGGAGAATCTCTATCGTGTGTATGCCTATCAAGAAGGAGAGCTTGTTTTCAGTGGGATTGTAGATGAACAAAATACCCATTTGGATAAAAAGGGATTTACAGTTGAATTAGTCTGCCGAAGTTTAGCTGCGCTGCTGCTTGACAATGAAGCAGAGCCGATGACACTGCGAAATCCGTCTTGGCGTGTAATGTGTTTGAAATATGCCGAGAGTTTTGGCCTGTCAGCAAAAGAGAGTGTTCATTCTGTAGAAGTAAAAGGTGACTTTGAAATAAAAAAAGGAGAAAGCTGTTGGACGGTGCTTTCTCGCTATGCAGAGCAGTTTTTGGGTGGCAAATTAACGGTAAATAAAAAAGGAGAACTTTTATGGAAACAAGAGGAACCACGAACCAGAGAGCTGCATTCCATTATTTCGGCCCAACAGCGATATTGTCCATACAAAAAGATTAGTCGCATATGGATTCAAAATGCAGCGGGAGCCTATCAAATTGGATATAACAATGAAAAAACAGAGGGGATTTCTCGGCAGCGGTTCTTTTCTTATCAGGATAATCGGTCACCGATTGCCTATGTGAACCAAACAGAACAAGAAGTGGTGCAATGGGAGATTCAATGTGCCGACTTTATTATGGCTGAACCTGGGGACAGAGTACAACTGAACATAACCGGGTTTTTGCCGCAGACAGATTTATATATACATAGAATACGGTATACGGAATCTGCAGATGGAGTACGAACCATTTTTGTTCTAAGAGAGAAGGAGGAAAACAAAAATGTGGCTGACAAAGAAAATAATGCAAGATAGTAAAGAGGTGCAAATGAGTACCGGAAGAGTAACCTCCAGCGATAAAGAGCAGATAACCGTACAAGCAGAACTCGAATATAGACTCCCTAAAATGGTAGCACCGTATGGCGTTGCGAGTGTGCCGCCGGAGGGGGAACAAGGTATTATCATGAACGGTTGCTGCATGGGGGTGCAGACCGATACAACTGAATTGCAGCCGGGGGAAATTCGGCTGCGTTCTGCTGCCGGAGCGGAAATCTGGCTGAAAAATAACGGAGATGTTTGGATAAATGGTCAGCGTTTTGCGGCAAAGGAGGCTTAAATGAACCTAAAAATTGTAGAGGGGAAGATTGCTGTCAATGCGCAAGGCTTGCCTGAAACAGTGAGTGGATTGTCAGATTTCTTGCAACAGGCAAAATTTATATTAGCTGTGCCGTTAGGCAGCTTTCTGTATGACAGAGGTTTTGGCAGTACGGTTGCTTTTATAAAAAAAGGAGAAAAGGCTGAGAGAATCATAGCCAATGCCAATGAAGCGCTGTCTCAATACAGTCAAATGAAAGCTTGTTCAGCTGAGATAAGAGAAGACAGGGTAATGATAGAAATTGAAACCCCAAAGGGCAAGGGGACGGTAATCCTAGTATTGAAAGGAGAAGAAAATGACCTACCATGAAATTTTGCAGCGTATGCAAGAAAAATATGAAGAAGAGAGCGGCTCTAAAGCAGATGAAGCCGCTGATATTGGTATTCGTTTGAAAGTGTTGGCAGGAGAGATTCATAAACTCAGCAATGAGATATTTTGGCTGAGAAGACAAGCCTTTCCGCAAACAGCTTTAGGAAGGGAACTGGATTATCACGCTAAACAAAGAGGTCTTGCAAGATATACAGCAAAAAAAGCGATGGGAGTGTTAACTTTTTCTCGCACCACCACACTTGCCTATGATGTCATGATACCACTTGGCACCATATGCGCCACTTCGGGAGATTTATCTCAAGAATATGAAACCGTAGAAGCGGTTGTTTTGAAAGCAGGTCAGCTTTCTATATTGGCTAAAGCGCAGGCGGTGCAGGGTGGAAAGCTGGGTAATGCGGCAATTGGCTCAATCAACACGCTGGTGACACCTCCTGTTGGCATTGAAAAAGTAAGCAACGCGCAAATATTTTCCGGCGGCGAGGAAGAAGAGTCAGACGAAATGCTGCGAGTGCGATTAATGCAGGCTTATTCTGTGCTGTCAAATGGCACAAACGGTGAATTTTATCGTCGTAGTGCATTAGAGGTCGAAGGGGTGTATTCTGCGATGGCAGTGCCTCGTGAAAAAGGCATTGGTACGGTGACAGTCTATGTTTGGGGTAATGGAGCAGCTCCACCAGAAAGTGTACTGGAAGCTGTGCGAACTAAACTAAATGCAGAAAGAGAAATTAATGTAGACGTCGCAGTAAGCGCTGCGAAAGAAAAATTGCTTTCGGTATATGGATATATTATCCCCAAAGAGGGAGTTTCTTTTGAAGAAGCAGCCGATTTAGTAGCAAAGGCCGTCAGGCAATATTATGCCGCTAAAAAAATTGGAGATTCAGTGTATAAAGTAGATTTAGGAGCTGCCTTCATGAACACGGGGGTAGTCAAAAACTACTCGTTGGCCCTAAATGTATTGGATTATGGCGGAGAAAAAGGGGTTATCCCTCTCTTATCAGAAGTGAAAATATTGGAGATGAAGACATGACAGAGGCCAGAAAACATATGCAAAAGGTGTTGGAATCAACCGGTCTATATGATTTTTCTTTGGGAACAATTCTGCAAAGTGAAATGTCTGCCTATGAGGTGGGCTTTTCTCTGGTAGAAGAAGAAATACAAAAATTGCTGGAAGATTTGTTTATTGAATCGGCCTCTGCAGAAACAGTAGAGGAAAAAGAACTGGCTTTTCGCTATGTGCCGTCTTCAGAGAGCTTGGCGGTCAAACGTCAAATGCTTTTGGCACGATACGGAGATTTTGCAGAAAACAGCAATTTCACTCGTTTTCAGAAACTGCTTTTAGCAGCAGGCGTTGATGCCGTTATTGCAGAAAACGTAAAAGAGAACAAATTGGTAGTGACCATTAACAGGTTATTAGGTATTTCTCTTGAACAAGCCAAAAAAGAATTATTGACGCTTTTACCGGCTCATCTTGATATAGAAATCAAATAA